CTCTTGAAGCGGCTGAACGGGATGTGCTTCACGCCGCCCATCACCACGCTCACCCAGTCGTCGGGCTTGTCAATGATGCGGGGCGGGGTGTCCAGCAGGTGATCTTCCGGGAACAGCCAGTCGATGTTGTCAATGCCGTGACACAGAGCGTTCACCTCGCTGTCCTCAATGCCGGCGTTTGCAAAAGCAGCCTTCATGGTGCCGCAGGTCTTGGCGGTCTTCACCACCTTGTTGATCTCGTCAATGCTGTGCTTCAGCACGGTGCCCTTCGTGTCCTTCTCAAATACGTTCTGCTTCACGGTTTCTTCCTCCTCATTGTCAGTCTCTTCGCCGTCACGCTCTTCCAGGGCCATGCCCATCAGTGCATGGCAGCACTCCTGCTGTTCGGGTGTCATGCTGTTGTACACCTCTTTCAGCGTCTTGCCATCCTTCTGTTCGTCCGCCATCTCGGCTTCCTCCTGTGTTGCTTCGTCGGTCGCTGCATCGCCGCTGTGTACAAGGTCGTCCAGCGGTTCACCGTCCGGGTCCAGTCCGTGGGCAATGCTCAGGCCGCCGTCTGTGTAGATGAATGCTTCGCCGCCCTCGTAGTCCTCGTCGGCACTGTGCTTCACCACCTCGTCGATCAGCGCACCCGGGTTGCAGCCTGCCAGCACAAGGCTCACTTCCTGAATAATGCCGTGCTGGACCGTGTTGCCCGTCTTCTTGATGCAGTTTGCATAGATGGAAAAAGCGTTCAGGTCGCCATTTTCCACGCAGGCCTTCGCGGTCCGGCCGGTATCCGTATCGTTGAACTTTGCGTAGCAATACATGCCCCCGGGCCGGTTCTCCAGCAGGCAGTGGCCAAGGACGTTTTCCAGGTTGTCATGGTCATGGTTGTACACCATGGTCACAACTTTACCGTCGCATTCCTGGAACGCATTCGGTGCAATGGTCAGGCCATCATAGCACCTGGTCTTAGCCTTCGTGGCCCAGCCGCTGCAGTCATAATCAAACTTCGCCATTTTGATTTGCCATACTCCTTTCTACGGCTTCCTTTCCAGCCGTGATCGTTTTGTTTCTCTCAGCAATCTCCGCGTCGGATTGCGAAATGTTGCTGTTCCGCAGTTCGTCCGCCTTCGGGTCCTTCGAGGGCTTCATTCCCAGCAGCTGCCGGAACTCATTGCTTGTCAGGATCTCGTTGCGGGTAAACTTGTCCGCCATCTCGGCAACGGCACTCACCGGTGCCAGCTTGAACGGGTCGCGGAAGTACATCATACTCTCGCGGCCTTCCTTCCGGTCCTCCTCAGTCAAAAACTTTCGCTTCAGCTCGTCCACGGCTGCTGCCACAAGGGGTTCAATGGTACGGTTCTCATAGTTCGTCATCACCGCATCGCTTGCTGTACCGTTCATGATCTCCGGGGTAATGCCTAACTGGCTGTATGCCATGTTGGTCAGGTATTCCACGGTTTTCAGGAGGTTATTTTCAAGGCTGCGGTTCAGCTGTGTAATGTGTTCCGAACCATCGGTGTAGGCAATGCCGTATTTAGAACCGGTCAACTGCCGTTCGATCTCGGCTCTCCGGTCGTCCGCTCTCTTTTTCTGGATGTCGTTGCGCACTACGTATGGCAGCTGGATAATAAGATCCAGTTTTTCAGATCCCAGCTGGTCATCCACCACGTCCATCAGGTTCAGCTTGCGGATCAGACGCTGGATGGTGCCGTTCGGTTCGTTCATCACGGCGTAGAACGGGTTCTCGATCAGGGCCACTTCTGCTTTCGGCAGGGTGATCTCCTCTTTCTGCCCGGTCTGGTCGTTGTACACTTCCAGCCGCACATCATCGGGGTACCATTCCTTCACCTTCGCCACACGCATGGAAAGGATCTTTTCTTTGCCGGTCTCTTCGTCCACATCCACGTCCACCGGCACCAGCGCCGCCACGCCATCGTCCAGTACAGAGAGGAACATGTCATACCGCAGCGCCCTGCCGGTCTGGTCCTTGTTGCCGGAAAGGTTCAGACAGCAATTAAGGCCCGAATCAACGGTTTCGTCGTAGCGTCCGTTTTCATCGAGCCTTACGTGGTTTATTGTGATGCCCGCTGCGTCCATGGCAATGCGGGTATAAATGGCGGTCATGATCGTGCGGTCATTCGCACGGTTCAGCCGTACCCGGTCAGGCCGGTAGCTGCTCCCTCCGCCATAGTAGTTCTTCCCGGGAGGATCCCGGTTCGTAAAGGCGTTCCACGCCCGTTTCAGGCGGGAGCCAATCGTTGCTTCACTTCTCATAGATGCCTTTCTTATTCTGAGTGAACATTCATCGTGCTCATACGATTCTGGATTTTCTTTGAGGCAATAAGATTTTTTCCGATTTTTGCCACAGCGTTGTAGTTGTTGTACAATGTGCTTATGGTTCCTAATGCTGATGCGGCCGTTCCGGCTGTCGCAAGCATCTTTTTAACATTGCTCGGAGTAGCAATCAGTGATTCATACTGCTTTTCTTTTTGCAACCGGTTAATTTTAGCATTAAGTTCTTCATCGCTCAGCACTCGAACACTCTTTTTCTCATGCGCTCGCGTATAGTCTGAATGTGCATGAGTTTTAGGAGTCGAACTCCGCTCTTTTCCTGCCTCTTCCATAAGTTCAGCAGCTTTTTGTTTGCCTGCAGCAACAAATGGCTCTAACTTGCCAGACTTTGCCAAGTGATACCCACCATACGTTCCCAATGCAGCAACCGCTAACGCTGCGCCGATTTTCAACGCCCTTTTTTGTTTGTCTGAAAGCCCAACTCTCTTTTGTGACTTTTCATCTGTTCCTTCAGCGTTACTCCCTACATATCGGCTTCGTCCTGCCGCAGTCAGAGTCCCATCTTTATTTTGATATCGACGCACGCCCCATTTCATGCCCTTGATGCCCCAATGGTAGAGTTCATCGTTATAACCGTGCATATAATCACCTCCTCTCTAATAAGAAATCCTCTATTGAAAGCGATTTTATTGCTTCTTTTTTCGACTGCTCCTTGCAAATATAGATTATCTGCTGTATGATAGATTCACAAACTACGAGGAGGCTGTCATTATGGCCAGTAACGAGCTGCTTTCTACAAAAGACCTCAACTGCGAAATCGTTCCAAGCGATATCCCGTTTGACTTTAGTGATAAGACACGGTTCCGAAAAGTTGAGTTTCCAGAGCAAACTGGAGTTACCGCCAATTCTTTGCTTCAACTTCTTCCCCCAGCCATTGTTTCAGATACCGCTTCCAAAACCTACATTTTGAAATTTCCAGAAGGTGTCCAGGGAGCGCTCTTGCATCTTCGCAACGGCGGCTATGCCACGACTGTGGTTGATGCTAGTTCACATTTTAGTGGAACCGCATCCTTGCATCCAATCAATCCAGCATCTGTTGCCCTATTTAATGCCTTTAGCATTGCTTCTTTCGCAACCGGGCAATACTTTCTCTCCGATATTTCGTCCAAAATGTCGGAAATCAACCGAAAACTAGACGATGTCCTTAGTTTTTTAGAGGACTCCAAGCGCACAGAACTTCTTTCCGAGCTAACATTTGTGAAATATGCCGTTGGAAATTATTCCACAATCATGTTAAGCGAGCCCCAGCGCATAGCTACTCTAACGAATATCCAGCGTTCCAAGATTCGAGCGATTGCAGATATCGACTTTTACACAACCGAACTAGAGCACCGGGTCAATGCAAAAGATGCTAAAAAGAATCAGGAGCCTGTTCTAATTGCAAAACAGAACCTTGACTTGGCATCGCAACTCTATGCAATCAGCTCTATCATGGAAGTTTATTATGCACAAAACTGGAATGCCGCTTATCTGGAAAGTATTCGTGCAGAGGCAGACCTATTGCTGGGACACACGAAAAACAAAATTTCCGATGCCATTAGCCCTTACGCAAAGGATATCCGAGAAGCACATAAACCAAAATTTCGCCAAAAAGCTCCTGACCCCTTTACCGAGTCTGAAAAGAATATTCTAAAGATATCTGATAGCCTGACAAATCAGGTGCTGAATCCACTGGTTACGGTAATCAAAAATGCACTAAATGATTCTATGAAACCCTCCGAGTTATATTTGACTCGGAACGGATTTATGTACCAGAAAATTTAATCACTGTGAATGGCAATGTCACGACCTGCATAGAAAGGATTTTTCAAATGGTCATCACTTGCCCTGGTTGCAATAAAAAACTTGCTATACCCGACACAAATCCATCTCATGTAAGATGCCAGTACTGTAAAACATCATTTGCAATCGAGTATTCCGAACCGGTAAAAATTACAGATGTCCGTGTTCCTCTACCGTTAAAGGCCAACCGTTTTTGGAAAAAGCACAAACGCAAAATAATCGCCGGTACTGCCGTAGTTGCTGCTGCGATAGCTGGCGGCATAATCGTGTGCAATAAGCGCAAAAATTCTACAGTTGATTCTGGCGTTGATTTTGACCTTCTTCCCTCAAAAGCCCCTGAACCTCCAATGGAGCTCCCCGATTCTTCCAATGTTACCGCCGACCCGTGTGCAACGAATAGCGATGATGAACTTCCCGAAGAAGATGGTATCGATTTATCCGCCTTGGAATATCTTTCGTTTCTTGTGGATAATTGCTACAATTGCGGTGGCTCTTTGGCCGGTGGAGAATATGTAGCGCCATGGGAAGATGGCAGCAATGAGTACGGTTATTGGATTTGCCCACACTGCGGTGCTCCAAATGAAGATTGGAACAGCGCAGATGATGACTAAGGAGAATCTTCATGTATTTCGTTCTCGGCATGATGCGATCAACGGTTCTATATTTCGGGTTGGTCTCGGTCATTAAGGCTTCGTCGTTTGAAGCTCTTTTACTGTATTTGGCTGCAGTTCTCGTCCATACTGTGTTCTGTAAGCTCACAAAAGATGACCGATCCACAGGTGAAATTGTTTTCAGCATTTTGGGTCATGATACCGTTGCGCCCTTTCTCGGTGTAAAAACGCTTGCCGAATTTCTTCTGCGCAAGTATGTTTTCAACCGGCACGAACCTCACGCCGCTCTTTTTCTGTCCCAAAATATTACTGAGGCAGTATGGGGAACTCTTCTCACGATATACCTTGTAACAGCGGTGCTCTAATCACTCAAACGCATCCCGGTTCTGCTTCCACGCAATGTAAGCATCCATCATAGCTGCCACAGCATCGATCTTCTGGTCCTGCCGCTGCTTGTAAAGCTTCCGGTTGCCGTTGGTGTCCACCAGTGCAACGCAGTTGCCCATTGCAAACTCCATCAGCTTTTCGTCAAACAGCAACTTCCGCTGTTCGCTCAGCTTTTTCAGCTCGCCCAGCGGCACGCTCTCTGTCCTCGCACCCTGAATCACCTTCGTAATGCCAAAGGTGCCATTCTCCTGCCCCCAGCGCTCCACGAATTCCTGCGCGTTGTAGGGGTCGTAGCCAAACGCCCGCACGTCGTACTGGTTCTGCTGCACGAAGTTATCAAGGTCTTCATACACCTGCATCATGTCCAGCACCGTGCCGTCAAATACGAATAATGTCCCCTCTTTCATGAACTCTTCGTACTGGTTTCTTCGGCTCACGGGCAGTTGGCTCAGGGTGTAGCTGGTAATGTAGTCCCTTGTCTTTACCCCAAAATATCCGCTTGAAAGCGGAAACAAAAACGTAAACGCACAAAAATCATCGCCCATGCTCAGGTCTGCGCCCATGGCGCACGGCATCTGCCAGTAGCTTCTCGGTCGGTGGCAAAGGGTCTCTTCATACGGAAAAAAGTATGTATACCCCTCCATCGGCAGATTGAAGCGCTTTGCAAGGATGTCGTTCCGGGCACTGGGCGATTTTTCGGCTCGTTCCACGTCCAGCTGATAGGTCTCGTAGCTCACGGTCTTGCCCAGGTTCGGATTTGCCTTCAGCCACATCTCCGGTCGGCCCACTTCCTCAATGCTGTCCAGCTTGTAGTACCAGATGGAAACGTGTGGATTGATGTACTCCCCCTTCAGGATGCTCAGCAGCTCCATTTTGATGTCGTCGCCGCATCCGTTGCGCACCGTGCCCTCGCTGCTTGCCGCAACGATCAGGTAGTTCTCGTTTTTCGCCGCGCCCTGCTCAATGGCACCAATGGGGTCTTCTCGGATGTCGCAGCTTAGCCATTCGTCCACGGTAGCCACCGTGTCGCGCCTGCCCTGCAGCTTTTCAATGGTCATGGGGCGCACTTCCAAAAGGCTGTTGGTCACAAAGTTCTCAATGCCTTTCTTCGTGCTTGCCATCTTCACACGGTCTGCTTTCGCGCCGGTGGTGTTCTGCAGGCTGCCATCGGTCATGAACTTCAGCACCGGCCCCTTTGCCCGTGCCAACGCGGTGCGGAAGGGTGCCAGCACTTCCTCGGCCTGCTTCATGGTAGGCGCTGTTGTCAGCTGCTGGGTGGTGTTCGTGTTGGCGGTCATAAAGTACGCCTGCAAAAATTCCAGGTACATGGTCTTTGCGGCCGAACGTGTGATGATAAGATACTGCTTCGTCACCAGCCGCTTCTTTATGCGCTTGGTCTCGTAGTGCCCGCCTGCCCCGTGGGGGTTCGGCATATACACACTCCGCTCCACAAAGTAGTACCAGCCAAAGATCTGTTCTGCCCACAGCTTAAAGCTGTCCAGCATCTTCACATCGCCGCCGTCGGTCAGGGTCAGCTCGTCCTCACAGAACGCGATAAAGCCGTTGATGGCCTTATCGTCATAGTAGATGCCCGGGTTTGCAATCAGGTCGTCGATCCGGTTCATCTCCATGCTGATCTCTCTGCAAACGGGGATTTCCCCGCGCATCACGGCCTCCCGGAACCGGCCGTAGTAGATCGGCGTCGCCGTGTTCGAGAGTGCCATTTTGATTTTTCAGCTCCTGTTTTTATTTCTCAGTCTCTACTGCGTTGGCCTTTTCGGTCAGCATCTCGGTCAGTTCTGCGTACTGTTCATCGGTCAGCTTGTTGGCAGCATAGAAGATATCCAGCTTCTTTGCCATACCGGCGGTCTGGCCGCGCTCGATCATGCGTTTGCAGGTGTTATAAAGTGCCATAGTAGTCCTTCCTTTCTGTTCATGCGGTTGTTTCATCATCGGTCACGCCCAGCTCCAAAAGAGTTAGGCGGTAGTCCTGGTCAAGGTTCAAAGCGTCTGCGTCGGCCAGAGCGGATTGAGTGGATGCTAACTGCTCTGAAACTTCCGTCAGCGTCATGTATCGGTAGCCCACAAGCGTGCCGGAATATTCGCTGGCCGTTACGGTGCCGTCGCTGGCAAAAGTGACTGTGGCACCGCCTGCGGTCGCATACTTGCTGCCTTTCACGACGCGGGCAACAGCTTCCACGGTGTTCTTGTAGTCACTAGAGCTGCTTGCATTCCACCGCTCCTTGATCTCGATATAATCGATGTCATGGTCTTTAGCGGATGTGCCGTCGCCCTCAGTCCAGACGATGCAGGGAGTGGCGGCGGTGCCATACTTATAGCCCTGAATGCAGGTGCTGCCGATATCGGCACTGAGGACGGTTATTTTGATCTTGCGGTCGCTGGCGGTGTATTTGAAAGTAGCACCAGTTGAGCAGATCGCGGATATCGCCTTGTTCTCTCCAGCTTTAAAGCTTAAATCCTTATCAGGAGAAAACTGGAGCACATACGGAGAATTAAAATTCTTCGGAGTGATGCGGATGAAATCCATACCTTCAGGAATGGTGGCTTCACAGCTTATGGTGTTATTCCAGCCCCAATTGCCTGCAGAGATTTGCGTGACAAAGGCCAGACGTTCGGTCGGCGCGCCAGCTTTTGCGACCTGCGCCTGAATCTCTGCCAGCATGGCATCCACGGCTTCTTTGGCCGCAACGGCCTGCCACGTCCCATCCCCGCGCAAAAATTTACCCTGTGCACCGGCTGCGGGTGCAGGCACAAGGCCCTCTTTGCCAGCCGCGCTGGCAGTGGCGGCGGTCATCTTGGCGTAAGTGTGGTCAGTAAAAACAGCGTTGGCCGGTACATCCTTGCCCAGCGAGTGAGTGCAGGCCACCGGCTTGCCACCGCTGATATATACCGGTTTCGTCGCACTGCCCGCGGTTGCGGTATCGAGTTTGACGGCACTGTTGGCCGAGCCGCCCGCAGAACCGGAACCGGCATAGTTGTGGGTGTGGCTCTTGGCCGCAAACACAGAGCCTGCCTTGCTCTTGATGTAGGTCCACAGCGCACTCATGGGCCGACGGTGGTAGGTGGTCGTTGTGCTTCCGCCGCCGGCATATTGGGATACATAGTAATCTGCATCCTGCGGGGTGGCGCTGCCCGTACTCAGCGTGTTGATCATCGTGTTCAGGTCATCGGCGGTCTTGTTTGCTTTATCAGTCAGCTTTTCATCCACCTGCGTGCGGGTGTAGTAGTCGCTCATGTTTACCGTCACCATGCTGTCACGCCAGGCATTGGTGTCGCGGTCCCATACCCAGATGCTGTCCGTGGTGCCCACCACAGCCCACCAGCCGTTTTCACCCACGGGCACCGCAGCAGTCAGGGCGTCTGAGGTCTCATACCAGCCCTGCGCGCCCAGCGCAATGGTGCGCACCTGCTCGAAATATTCCTTTATGGCCTGCAGGTATTCACCGGATTTTGTTTCGCTGCCCTTCGCATTGGATGCGCTTGTGCCTGCATTGGTCTCGCTGGTCTTTGCTGCGCTTGCCGCACCTGTGGCAGTGCTGGCCGCGCTGGATGCTGTCTGGGCATCTTTTTTTGCGGCTGCTGCACTGGCAGCAGCTGCGGTTTTGCTGGTATTGGCATCATCTCGCGCCGCTTCGGCTTTCTTTGCGTTGGCCTGAGCACTGGCGGCGCTGGTACCCGCATTGGTCTCGCTGGTCTTTGCTGCGCTTGCGCTGGTGCTGGCATTCGTTTCACTCGTCTTTGCGACCTTCGCACTGGCCACGGAGTTTGTCTCCGAGGTCTTTGCCGCACTGGCCGAACTGGCAGCAGTTGTTTCGCTGGCCTTTGCTGCCTTTGCACTGGCGGCAGCGGCATTCACAAAGGTCTGTCCGTATGCCTCCACTTCCGCCTTCAGCGTCGCCATAAAGTCCCGGATCTCAGAAATGTCAGTTTTTGTGTCTACCACCAGGCCTTCCAGGCATTTTGCCTTGCCAAGCGTCGTGTGGAACGCACAGTTCACCATTCCGCCAGTGGTAATAAGGCCCACCACAATAAAGAACACATCGCCCTGATACGCTACGGCATCCGCCGCCACAATCCAGTCAAACACCACCGCATTGCCTTCAGTGTGTTTGCTCGTCACCGTATAATAGTTTTTGTCACCGTTTGCATTCTGGTAGTTGATGCGCAGGTCAAACTTCGACATATCGTATCCGCGCCATGTTTTGTTCATTCTAAATCGGATGCGGTTCGCGTCTTTATCTCCCTCAACGCCCAGCACCACACCCCGCTCCGGAATGGCAATTATGCGCAGGTCTTCGTCGATCACAAAGTCGCAGGTGCTGTCCTCAGCACTCGTATCCGCCAGCTCGGCAAACTGCTTGTCCAAATCTATCATGTCACTTCACCTGCTCGATCAGTACCTTGCTTGTCACCATTCGGGCTTTGCCGTTCTGGCCCGCAAGGTACACCTTAAAGCTTTTTCCGTCAGTCACCTCATCCGGCACATTGCACTCGCCTTCTGCACCCACAGGCACTGCATGTTCGTCGTTGAACACAGCAATTTTCTTGGCGGCGAGCCACTCCGGATCACTCAGCTCAAAGCGGCAGCGCAGATAGCCCTTGCTTCCCGCCGTAATACCCGCAAAGTCGCCGTGTTTGGCAAGCTGCTGCCCCGTCACAGCAAAAATCAGTCTGCGCATTTCTCGTCCTCCTTGTCGCACTCTGCATACAGCCGCCATTCCAGTTCGCTGATCAGGTTTTTGGTCGCTTCCATCGTGCTGGAGCTCTGCGGCGGGTCAAACAGCATCCTCACCTTCAGCGCCGTATAGCTCTTCACCGCTTCAATGTCCTCTTTTCCCTGGCAGAACTCACTCCATGTTGCCGTCGCATCGCTGATGCCAAAGCCCTCCTGCGGTCCAACGCCCATCTGCCGCAGGATCATCAGCACGCTGTTGATGTGCATGATAAGGTCTGCATCAAACGCCGTATACTCCTCGGTCAGGCCAAGGAGTTTCTTCACCGAGGTAAGGATACTGTCCATTTCCGGTCACCTCAGTCTACAATGCACTGGTTGTCCCACTTCTTGTAGGCGTCCAGATAGGTCTCGCCCTTATCGCCGTTGTGGGTGATCTCGTAGTACATGCCGTCAGACACGCTGGTGCTCACCAGCGCCTTCCAGTTCTGCAGGGTTTTGCTGAACCATACGATGAACACGTCCTCCATCGTCAGCTTCTTGCCGTCGGTCACGTCCACGTGAGCATTAAAGTAGTCCACCACCAGCTGCTTTGCGCGGTTCATCATAGCTTCGTTGTCCATTTTGTTTTCCTCCTTTTATTATTCCTCGTGGTCCATCATGCCTTCGGCTGCAATGGCTGCATTTGCCCAGAACAATGCCTCGTCCAGCTTCGTCAGTGCCAGACTGCGTTCCCGGCTTGGTGCAATACACCGCACCATTCTTTCCGTCTCCTGCATCTTCAGCCGCAGGTTTGTGCTGTATGCTGCTTCCGCAACATTGAATTTTCGTACAGGGTACATGTCATTTCCTCCATGGGCAGGTGTCGCCCGGTCGTCTTTCGGCAAATGCAGGCTTTAGGATCGCATCATCTCCATAATGGATGGCCTTGTGGGTCCGATCACTCACGCAGATCACGTTTTCCGGGTCCAGCAGTGCGTCCGAGTGCTGAAGCACGTCCTCTTTCATCAGCGGATTCAGATGGTGGATAATAATGCGCGGCCGAATGGGTTTGCCGTTTTGTATCACCCAATCCGTGATCTCGTGGTCGGAACATCCCAAATCGCACCCCGCATCCCGCACAATGATCCTGTCCCGGAACTGCCGCCACTCTCTTGACTGGTAAAAACTCTGATTTAGCCACCGGTCAAAACCAAAAGTATCAAATCCAACTTTGCCATGGAGCTGCAAATAATGGAAGCGGTCTTCAAAGGTCGCATGCTGGCAAAGCTCAGAGTATGTCTTCCTGGGCATATGCTTAGTACCCCACGCACCAGCAGATCATGGCAAATGCCGTGCAGATCATAGAGAGGCAAATCACCTTACCATGTAGGTTCTCAAGACCTTCCATTTCGTCATGGTAAGCGCATACAAATGTAAAAATCAGCGTACACCAACATCCGAATCCGCCGATTCGCTTATCAACAATTTGTGGAAGCCCGACTGCGATAGCCGTCAAAAGCGACAGAATACTCGGAGGCAAATACCACCAGTACCGCTTGCTTGTTGGTCGTTCTCGGTCTGTGAACAAGCATGCAAGCATGATCCACGGCATCGCCGCCATCAGCCAGAAGCAGATTTCTTCAAATGCTGTCATCATAAAAATCCTTTCTTCTGCAACATGTCATCTGCAAGCAGTATCGGTGTCCATGCAACTGCTCCCGTCAAAAGCACTGTCTTCCATTCGCACAGGATATTGCGCTTTACCAGAAAAATCGCTGCCGCAAAGCAGATAAAAAACAGAATTGTCAGGACGACTCCGGCCGCATAAGAGCTTTTAAAGCTCATAGTCGGCATCATCACCTTCGTCCACGCCATTGTACTTTGCCATAGCTTTCAGCACATTTGCGTACATTTCTTTGGTGTCCTTTGCGTTTTCCAGTGTCTCGGTCTTTGCCCGGAGCAGTTTGTTTTCTTCTTCCAGTTTTTTCTTTTCAAGGTCCGCTTTCATGGTAGCCAGCTTCAGGAAGTGCGTTGTTTCTGCACTGGAAGCCGTCCCTTCGCGCAGCCTTCTTTCCACCAGTTGCATGGTCAGGTTTATCATGTACTGTTCCTGTGCTTCCGGGCTTGTTGCAGGCCGGGCCGAAGCCACAGCCGCTTCTCCCGGTGTGTTCTTCTTCGGTCTCATTCAAAGGCCCTCTTTCTTTGTTGTCTAAAATTCAGTTTTTGCAAAGGCTCATGGGTGTGGTGGCAGTGCTTTTCATTTGAAGGGAGAAAGCGAACATTCCGTATAAAGGAGAACAACACAGAATGCCCCGATGCCGATGGAGGTCGAACGTCATGAACTCAGAAAGCTCTTAGGAGGCGCGCACCCCATAAGCCCTTGCAAAAACTGCCGAAACCTCAGTCTACACCCCAAGGCCTCGGCAGCATGTTTAAAGCCCAAATATCAATTTTCCCTCCGGGGAAATATCAAAGACCGGCGCGATTTGAGAGGGGGGTGTCGATTTTGAGACCCCTCCCTATGGCCTTAAGCACTTTGTGCATAGCCAGTATCGTCCTTAATCTCGATCTTGAGCTTCTTATAGATGTTAGCTGGATCGTTTGCCACGATTTTATTGATTGCTTTCTCAATTTCGTAGGCATTTTCATTGTCTGTGAACTGAGAAGAGGTCTGTGCCAGCCGCATAAGCAGGCCAGACGAGTTATAGCCGTGATCCATGTCATACTGATACCACTGCTCGAACTGCTCATACGGATTGTAGGGATTATCGAACGTGGTCAGAAAGCATCGAACCATAATTCAAAGCCTCTCTTTCCTGTTATCACTTTCCAAGTGCATCATAAACGGTGGATTCAGGAACGCCACACGCCTGTGCAATCTCTTTATAAGTGTAACCGCTTCGCAACATCGCTCTCGCTTTGGACAACTTGGCCGAAGACAACGAAGCCGTGGTTTTGGGCATTGCACGTTTCACGATTTCATCCGAATCAGAAGAATTCAGGAACTTTGACAGCATGTTGTCGGAAATTGCGCCAGCCTGAATAGCTTCCCATTCTCTGTCGCTAAACCTGACTTTGGACTTTTGCCCACTTGCGCCGACCTTATCGCGTGCGCGCTGCATTTCAACAGAAGAAATCTTCTTGATTTCTTTCTTGTCCTCGGTGTTTTGCGGGTCTAAACCCAGTTCCTGAATTTTGGCCTTGATGTTGGCATTGGCAATCAGCATTGCCTTGCGCTCCTTAGGTTTATTGGCCAGCATTGTGGTGTACTTGTCTTTCAGTGACATAACTTCCGCAGCATATGTCTTGGCTGCCTCAGGATCACGCTGGATGCCCTTCATGTTGACCGCCTCTTTGCGGGCCTGTGCTGCCATAGCTTTGAGCTTATTAGAGAAGTCTGCGTACAAGTTCTCCTGGATAGTGCCAGAAGAGAGGGCTCTTGCGTCCTTTGTCTCGGAAATCAGACTTACGGTATCCTCGGCAATACGCTCTTTCTTGGTCTTCGGGTCGATGAAGGCACGCCCGCTCTCCTTATAAATGAGTTCACCAGTCTCTTTATCCACGCGCACGCTACCACGACGCTCAGGCACACGGATGGTCTGCTTGCGACGAGACAGGAGCGTAGATGCACCACCATAATGCGTAGTGCCATCCTCATCCACACGGATCTGCCACTTTTCCTTCAGTTCCTGGATGCCATTTTCTTTCTCAGAGCGTTTGTAGTCCAGCTTGTGCTTCTCCGCATCGATGACGACCATCGAATGCTTGACCGCACGAGCCAGTTCTTTTTCGTCGGCACCGCGAAGAGTCATGTCCGTGATGAGGTTCGAGATTACCCCCATTTCACGCTGCTTCTCTTCTTTTTTCATGAGACGCACGTTGTTGGGGTTACCTTCAGGAACAGCATATGCCGTCTTCGGATCAAAGTCTTTCAAATCATCCAAAGGACGAGTAGACTTAATTGGCACTTTGGAGGTGACAGGAATAGCCATAACGGTATCGCCGTCAAAGTCTGCGCCGGACAGACGCTCTGCCACCTTGGCGTTGATACCAATAGCATCCTGAATCTGTCCGAGATTGCGCTTGCCGCTGACATTTTTGTTGTTGACAGTAACAACCGGAATCTCAAAGGTGCCGGCATGAGGATAGCGAATCAGTGCAAGCTGTGTGCCGTTCTCATAGGTCGGACAGTAAGCTTCTGTTTCCTTAATTCGGTTGATGGGCAGAATGACTTTCGTCGATTGTCCCGGAAATGCCGATGCTTTCAGCGTCATGGACGTACCTTCACATGTATCGGCAAAGTCGTTCAGCAGCTTCTTTTTAACAGTAGGATTATTGTAGTGCATAATCTCATCATACTGCGCCTGGTAATCCGCAATTGTAAGCTTCAGCTGATTTTCAATAAGCTTTTTCGGCTGTTTGGATAGGAACTGCGAAGATACATTTCGGGACATTGTATCCCAATCGCCTTCCTCTTTCAGCTTGTTAATAGGAGAAAGATGCTCCTTTCCATCAGAACCGATGTATGTACTCTGGCCATTGGCTTTGATGGCTGCTCCAAACGGATTGTCCGGATCAACTTTTGCTTCCTTCAGGACCTTCATTTTGGGCGTACCGGAAGGCTTGTTAGTGTTGAACATGATGTCCACACCATCGGGAAGATCATCCGAGTAGACAGCCATGCCTTTCAGATAGTGGTCACCATCGACAAGGATACGAACCTGCGCATAATGACTCTTGCCAAGGTCAAGATCGGGCACGCCACGGCGAATTTCCATGACACCATCTTTGTCCAGACCACCTTCATCGCCATACCGGATGGCAACACGGCTTGAATCCAGACTTGCAGGACGCTGAAGCTTCTTGAACGTATCACCGCCATCGTCAGAATGATAATCGCCGAGCGAATCAATCTGATCCTGATGCTGATAAGCATACTTCTGGTCGAATTCAGGCTTAGCCAACACCGTAATGTTAGTCTGCTGACGGATGTTGGTCGGCTGACGGATACCTACGCCATAACGTTTGTAACCGTATTCCGCTTCCAACGTATATGCAGCGTCGTCAAGCTCAGATTGCGACACGCCCATTACAAGATTGGCACCTTCGGAAATATCGATCATGCCTTTCTTGTCCACTTCTTTTTTCAACGTGTCAGCAATATTCTCTGCACGCTGCGCTTTTTTATCAGCAGTGCCTGCATATTTTGAGCGCACACTGGACTCGCTCATACTAAGCTTTTCACCGATGGCTTTCCAGCCGAGACCCTGTTCCTTTAAAGCAGCGATTTTCTCATACTCAGATGCCTTGCGCTCATGGATTGCTTTACGTCGAGCCACTCGAAATTCGGTAAGACCGAGCTGGTACTCCTTGGGAAGAGTGCTATTGATTTGATCTAAAATTTCATTTTCGGACATGCCCTTCTTCTTGAGCGTTTCCACACGAGACAGAAAGTCACCAGAGTGCTGATAAGGATTATCGCCGGAACCCCAAGGATATCGGCCGGAATGGCGCTTTGTGCCGTAATGCTCCAAAATATCAGAGTCGGAACTCGTGCCGTAGTAGTTTTTAAGGTCTTTCTCAATTGGATTCATAACGCTGCTCCTTATCTCAGATCCGCAATGATTTTGTCAAATTCTTTAATCTTTTCGATGATGGGATCAATGATATCTGCCGTCGGTGTCTCAATGAGAACATCATCATTTTGGTAAATGCGATTTTCGATAAGAATATCTTTCGGTTTGACATGATACTCCATGCAGAACAGCGCATCATAAATAAAGAGCTGCTCCATATGTGCCGGAACAGCTCCTGTTTTCAGATCATGAATGCGAAGAAAATTATCTTTGTCGTTAAATGCAATGGCATCTGTAGTACCAAAACAGTTTTCGCTATAAAACAAAACCTGCTCGGGGTCCATGCGGAAACCAATTGCATCGTTGACATATGCGTTGAGGGTTTTCTTGCTCTTCGGGAGCTTCTGCTTCAGGTTAATGCACTCTGCTGCAAAAGCATGAAGTCGAGTGCCTTTCTCCTTTGCTTGACAGCTCATGAAAGCATCCACCAGGCGCTGAGTATCATAGTTCAGCCAATGATACTTACTTGCGCCCAGAAAGGCATGCTGCCCCACGAGCCTGGAATGATCGTTCCATTGCATTGAGAACTTCCTCCTTGTTCTCAGGATAAATGAAAGCGGCAAAGCTCATCTCATTCATCTGACGGACATAATAATCCTGATTCGGACGATGAGGTGCATTTGCTGAGCGCTTGCCTTCGAGTGCTGCCCAGGTGGAACCATACAAAACCAAAAGGTCAGGATGCCCCTGCACCTCGTTCGGGTCAAGATGGACCACTACACAGCCGGGAAAGCGTTCTTTCAGTTCTTTCGTCAATCCCTGTTTGAATTTGTTTTCGAGCATGATAAAAACCTCCAAAATAAAAGGAATAGTGCGTTCAAGACGCGTTCTATTCCCCCCATAAAAGGGCATGTTTTTATCGCGTCAGTTTTTGCTAATTTTTGCAAGATTTTATTATTTTCGGGCAAAAGAAAAGCCCCTGCGTTGTTAGCGCAGAGGCAGATCTTATTTGCTGTATCAGTCGTACCACTCAGGTTCTGGTTCAAGGTTATCGTCTGGATAGCTTGCTTCCTCTGTCGTAGATGACAAAAGATCTATGTCGTTATCATCGATATGATCTCCGCATTTCGGGCACAGCCATTCATCATCATGATGTACCATCTGGCAATGACAGTTCCAACACCAATGTTCGCCTGTTGGTTCATCATAGCCGGGAGTATGGAGAACACGGTAGTCAAACGATCCGTTTGGATGCTTCACCCATAGCACTGGTAGCCCAAGTTCCAATGTAGTGTAGATCCAAACTTCATCGCCATTCGGAAGAACATCTCGTCCTTCAAAAGAGTAATCGTGCTCACGCCAATTTTTTGCAAGCGCATCCATATAGTTCATATTTTTCACCTCGCACTTCATTAAAGGGCAGTACGTCTATTTAATGCAGTTCTATATTACACTGTCAGAGGATATAGTTCAAGGTTAAAATATTGTAACATTTTCCGGCTCGATAAGACGTTAAACTTTCGCCGTGGCCAAAAGCCCGTTTTTTATCCTTAATTACTATATATAAAATTTTAAAATTTTTATTAAGTTAAAGAAAAAAGTGGGTTTTTGGCCAAATGGCAATTTAATTACGTATTATCGTAATATTTTGTGGCCATTTTTGCAATAATTTTTGGCCACGAAGTGGGTTTTTGGCCAAAAAGTTGCCGAGAATCAGTCAAAATCGTTCATCACCCTCCTTGCCGCGGCATAAATGAACCGTTTCACAGACCACCGATCAACCCGATATTCGGCCCGAAGCCGCTCAAGTTCAGGGTTCGGATACTCTCCACACCGAAACTCAGTCACGTACAGTGCCCTGCGAAGCCGTGCATCCGCTGAACTTGCACTGCAGTGAAAACGATCGCTAAGTATATTTTCAATGTCTGTCAGTGTGACAAAATGATTATTCCGCATTTCCTGAATAGCGAAATCAATCGCTTCTCCCATGAGATCTCCACCGAATGTCGCCATCGGCACCCGCATTCTCACGAGAAAGTCATGTGTTTTCTGCTGCATTTTGCATCTCCCATCTTATCTACAAATTTGTATGTAGTCATCACGACCTTATCTCCACGTCCGGCAGAATATCCGTGTGGAAATAGAGCTGATAGTGGTATGGATCGGTATGAGTGCCGGTGATATCCTCAACAACATACATGGTGTACTCGTTCAGGTAAATATAATTCTTCTTGTACTCGTTCGGACCGGTCTTCACCGTGCACACAAGTTCGTTGTTGTCATTGTTCGAGATGGACATAGCACCTTCCATTTCAAGGATGACGTTGTCTGTACGTGCGTTATAGACTGTGATCCTGCGCTCAGCTTCAAAGTAGTTGGCCTGCTTGGAAATGTTCCGATTCACCTTATCCGCTTCGGAGCAGCTGCACAGAACCATACATCCCACGAGCATCATCAGGCATGCAACAACACAAATAATACGATTTTTCATAGTTAATCACCTCAACCAAATACCATGTAAATCAAAAGCAAGAACCATCCTGTATATCTGATGATTCTCTGTTTTTCTTTACCGATGTTCTCAGCAAAAGACATTCCAATTGCGATAGCTTGTAAAATAATGCTTGCGAGCAGCACAATTCGCATCACTTCTCCACACTTTCATTTCCAGTCTGGTCATCCTCAGGCCAGTACGTGTAAATATCATCGAACACTACCGGGATCTTGCTCTGCAGTTCCTTCAGCAGAGGGCACATCAGTTCTCTCATCTGAGGATGGGCCGCCACAGGAGTACGCAGCTTGAAGATATTGCGCCACTCACGGTAGTTGGCCGTGACAACAATCTCAGTCTTCAAGCACAGCGGCAGCACGCAGCGAGCCTGTTCGGGACGCATACCGTTAGCGATCATAAGCTTGTAGTCCTTTTCGGCATAAGTCATGGCTTCAAGGAACGAACTCTTAATCGTAACCTCGCTATCGTTCAGTTCACAATACTGCTCGCCACGAATATAAGAAGGCCAGATAAACGTCAGCTCTCCGCCAAACTTCTCCTTTGAGTAGTTACAGTACCGGGTGCTCTCCTGCGCAAAGCTCGCAATGCGGTGCCGCACCAGCTCATTGGCCACACCACGGTCGCACGTGAACAGCACGCTCAGCTGAGAATGCTCCAGCATAGCCTCATGCTCCTGCTTCACCAGAAAGCGCACCAGCTTCTTCGCCGATTCACCATCCGGCGTGATCTTATCCTCGCTCTTGTAGCAGACCCGGGCAACACGCTCGATCTGCTGCAACTCCTTGATGCCGCCCTCAGAAATATCAGTGAGGATTTCGTACTTAGGTTCAACGATTTTCATGATTAAATCTCCTTTTCATCAGTGAATTCACTATTTCGAGCTGGCCGAGGCTCTTTTCATTACCCCTTTGCGGAACTATGTATCCGAGATGAGCCATTTGTTTATGGTCGCAGGATTTCACTTTGGGACACTGCTGGCATTTTGGAGCAAGAATTGTAATCGTTCCAAAGTCCTCATTCATAAACTATCCTCTCGCTTCAACTTACACTCCCAGTCGCCACAGATTTCTCCGCAAGCGAACTTCTTCGCTGTTTTCATGCCTTTACGGATGGCCTCCTGCTTGTCGGTCGCCCTGACTTCAAAGCTCTGATAGCCGCCACCGTTGTCTGTGCAGGTAAAGATAAAAGTGTGTTTCATAAGAAATCCTCCGTAATAGCTTGTACAAACATATCAATTACTTCGTTCAGAAAAGCAACCAACCGATACGGCCAAGATCTTTTCTTTTCATGCCAAGCTGGGATAGTCGTAGTTTCCGTCTGACCGTATCGAATACTTCCTACCGCTTGCTCCATATCAACCAGTGAGTGATTGGTGTTAATGCACCAGATTCGTGCGTCTTGCAAAGTGATATAACTATTCGCCAACAGCCAAGCAACATCGTCTATCGACGTGAAATTTCCAACCGGAACCCTGTAGCCATACTCAAGATCATATGTAGTAAGGGCATTCCGAGTTTGTTCTCTTACCATATCAATAGGTCGGCCATTCGCGTAGATGGTTTCAACGTCATCATCAGAAAATTCGTACACTGCCTTAATCCAATTCCGGATAGCTTCTACGGCTTCTTCATATGACACTCTTCCATTGTCCATAGCCTTCTCACCTCACAGCAGAATCCGAAACCAGATAAACCAAAGCACCTTCAGCGTGAATGCAATAATGATGGCCCAAGCGCACAAAATAAGTGTCAGCGCAATAGCCCGGCCAAGAAATTTGCCAACTTTCGTCCAAATATCAGTCACTTTTCATCAACCCTTTCAAAACCCACAAAGTCTCCAATACCAACATGTCCGCCCTTACAGAAATGAACCGGTTGAAACTTCATACAGCTATCAAAATGGTGAACAGCATCATCTAAACCGCAATAATGATATTCGCTGTCGAATTTTCGTTCACAGTACCGGCACTTATAGGTCGCCTTGTACACAATCACCCCGCACACCTCCTCACAGCATCCACCCGGCACTCCGCAGCGTTCAACTCAAAAATAGCCGCGTCCACAAATTCCGGGTCGCAGTGCTCGAAGTGGTTCCGAGCCACCTCCAAGGCCTGTAAAGCCTCCCGCAGGGTGTTAACCGTCGTCGGAATCGGCTCCATGCGGAATATCTTTTTGACATACTCAGCAATTTTTCGCAGCATTTCTACACCTCCACATCTTTGTAACCTGACGAGCCGTGAACCAGCCCTCAACATCATCATGGCCAAGCAGCTGCGCACCCATCACCTCAATAAGTCCCTGCGCAAAGCCATAGGAACCCCAACCCCAAACGCCATCCCAGATACGATTTCCAGCAGCATCATATGCAACGATTTGCTCACCACCATCGTGTCGTCCGCCCGGAAGACACTCCTGACAGTCTGGTCTGTCCATCTCTGGCCAACGACGTCCATAAGTATGTGGAACCTTAGCGTGCTTCAGCAGAATATCCAGCTTCTGCATCTCAGTCATGCGACTCCGGGTTCGGAGTTTCCAGGTTTTCTTAGACATGTTTCTCATTTCTGCATTTCCTTTCGTTAGCCTCCATGGTCTTTGCGATTTTGTGCTGAATATAAAGCACACAGCCAGCCTGACTATCACACCCGAATGAAGCCAATAGTCCAGCAATAGCATTCAAAGAGTTCAAATCCTCTTCAGCAAATATCATTTAGCGTTCACCGTTCCTCCTGATACTCTACGATTTTGGTCACTTCACTCTGAACCCAGTGTAAGAAACCACACATACCCGAGTAACCGCATTCCGCCAATGTGTCCGCGATATCGTCCAAAATATCCATATCGGCTCTTGTGAGATTAACTTGAGGAATAACTTCAATGTTCTCCTCTGTGATAAATGGGGTATAGTCCCCACAATGGCAACATTTGATGCTCATGTGCTGCATGCAAATATCTCCCTTCAAATATAAAAGACAAAGAGCCGCAGATTTCTCCACGGCTCTCGCCTTAATGATTTCACCAGATTGAACCGATAGTTTTCCATGTCCACTTGTAAACCCCGATAATACACGCAATCGGAAATGCAACTGGCATTGTAATAATTCTCACCATTTTAGCTGCAAATATCATCCTTTTCGCGCTTTCATCAAGTTCAAGTTTAACAGGATGGAATTCTTTTCTTTCATCCATGTCAATCACCTCCATAAAGGAAGCTGTTATTTTCGCGTCTTCTCCTCAAACTTCACAGGCTTCACAGTCCCCTCCCGTGCACACTCCGTCAGGCACTCGTTGCAGGGTTCATCCGTCTCCAGCACCTTGAAGCTCTTGCACTTCGGGCAGTAGGTTGCATAATCCACTTCGCGCATCCAGTCATTCATCAGGCTTCACCTCCCGAACGATTGTTACATTCCCACAATGAGGGCAAGTCGTCATCACTCCGTCTGGAATATTGGTATACTGTGCTCTTTTGCGGACCCACCATTCGGTCGGCGCTTCAAAATGCCTACCACAGGAACTGCAGACAACTGTGATAATCGGTTCGTTGTTCGAGCTTTTCATCTTTACCGCAAACCTATCATCCAGCTCCGGATGCGTCACCCGCTGGTTCAGTGCCCAGAGGAGATTCCAGCAGGCAGCGCGCAGGTGATCCTCGTCGTCCATACCAACCATGTACTTTGCCAGATGCCGAGAAGCACTGTCCAGCAGCGAATGCAGCGGAATGCCCTTATCAATATTATGCTCACCGTACTTCAGCGCACCCTCCTCACAGTGCTTGCTGACCTCCATAATGCCATACCAGGGCAGAAGATCCATCCGCCCCTTCCCTGCGTGCATATCGCGCTTGGCACCGGTTTCAAATTCAGTGCGGTCTCCAGAATCCTTAATCATTGTTCTCTTCCTCCAGCGTTCTCATCAGGGTAATCGCCCGTATCGTCAGTACAATAAAGTGACGAAATTCCGGATCGGCAGTTGTCCGTGTAACGACCTGATTTGCCAGTTCATCTTTGTTGGCATACGTCAAGATTTCATCTTTAACCTTTTTGAGTTCGGCTTCTGCAACTTTCTTTTCAAGTTCTTTCATTTTTCAAATACTCCTCTCAAATTTGATGTAAAATTGTTGATACTAGACGTAGCATCTAAAATCGTCGCTCCTAAATCTGCGAGACCGGCATTTAAGAAATAAGCACTCTTAACAAGTCCTTCATGTCTCAGAGCTACTTTTTTGCCCCGTTTAATTTTTCTCCCGGAATCATGTAGCGAACGTTTGTGCACATGCTCCAGCGCCAGTCCATCATTTTATTGTAATCTGCCCGGTTGTTCGGAGCGGCACGAAAGAACTTGCTTAACATAACGGTAGCTCCGCCAAAGCCGTTCCTGCGCCTGTAAATCTGTTTCAAGTGCTTCTTCGACAAATTTTGCATCAGACAACCTCCAACACCTGCTCCGGCGAATAAATGCCGAAGAAGTTGTACTCACCAGATTCCTCCAGTGAAACTCCGATGAAATATCCAGCCTTGCCGCAGAATGTTACATAATCCAAGCCGATTTCAGTAGGATTGCGAAAAATATACATTTTCAGCGCATTTCCAAACGTTCTATGCTCCTTACATCTGCTCTCCAGCATCCGGTCGATTTTCTTGATTGTTTTCTTCGATGGGTTGCACATTTTTCTTGACTCCTTCATATCGAACAAATATTCCGCATTTGAACGTTTCGCCCGCCCAGTGCAAAACCTTTCCCGATTTCAATGCCTCAATATCGCTATCAGACAGCATGAGAAAAACATTTCCAAATGCTGACTGTTGCCGACAAACATCGAGGGTCTCGTTTAATACTTCGAGCTTTTCGTCAAACCATTGTTCAATGAGTTTTTCGGTAACGCCACACACTCGCCCGTCTTCCATGCAATAATCATATTTCGTGCACATCGGACAATTTTTATATGCCATAAAATTTCCTTTCGTTGAACTTTTTCTTTTCCATCAGGGCTCTGCCGATTGCAAGATCAATACCAGCCCTGCTCTTCAGATGATAGTAGAACAGGTTCTTGTAAGGTGTGTTCAGCCGGTCGATTCTGCCTGCAGCCTGCTCCATAATTTTGTAGGAGTAGTTCTGCGAGTAGAATATGACGGTATCGGTCTTGATGCAGTTCCAACCTTCTGCACCCGCATTGTACTGGACCAGATATACCCACTTCTTACCGTCAGGGATTGGCTGGTGCTTATGGCCGTTCCATTGCGCTACTTCCGCATCATCGCCATAGGGCAGATTCATGAGAATATCCAGCTCATAATCGAAATTATAGAAGATTATGACTCTGGGGCGGGTCATGCAAATATCCAGAACTTTTTGCGACCTAGTCAGGTCTGTGTTCACCAGTTTCCGCAGCAAATAACAAAACTCGCTGGCGGTCTCAATGGGCTTGTTTTCCCACAGGTTCCAGCGAGTTTTACAAATTTCCAGATACTTAGGCTTGTCATACTCGACAAAAACATTCTCATGGTGAGATACAGTAGGTCGCTCAAAGTCCATATCTATAAGCACCCGTTCACGCAGGCGTACCAGTCGCTGGGTGTTCAGATACCGGTCAATTTTCGGATACTTCGAGAACCGCGAGTAAACTATATGTTCATTTTTAAACTGGGTACGGTTTTTATAGAATCCATTTGCGACGAACACCGGGATATAATCGGTCCAGCAGTCACCGGGTGTGGCACTGAGCAAAATCCATTTATTTTCTTTTGTAATTTTCAGGAAGGATCTTACCCAAGTGCCATCCCCAACTACCCGCTGCTCATCGAAAATGAAAAATGCATTCTTCACGCCAGTGTACTTTCCGATGTTGTTCCATGAATCCACAACCACCTTGTGATTGTAAATATCAAGGTTGCTGTCGGTGGACATGTAGAAATGAGCCAGTTCTTCCTCCCACTCGCCTGTATCGCGTTTCCTCGCAGTGGTGATAATACACAAGTCGGGTGGATCATGCATCTTAACGTAGTTTTTGGTGTTGACTGTGCCACCATAGAGCGTATAGTAAAATGCCAAACTGGTTCTTGATTTTCCGCTTCCTACACCACCACATAAGATGCATCCGATTTTCATTCGTTCCAGCGCATCTTTTTGGTAGTCATAGAGCGTTATACCCGCCATCCAATCACCTCATTTCCGTGTGAACATGAATCTGGTTAGGATAGCAATGATTCTCATAAGCTAAAAGCTGTTTGGTGCATTCTTCCTCGTCTTCACCTTCACCGCGAATCGTGTAGAAAAAAAGTTCTTTGCCTTCTTTTGTAAAAACTTTCCAGAGTTCCTTTATGTGATTAGTGCAGTCCGTGTTTTTTACAATATTCTGCATACTGAAGCCCCTCCTTGGTAGCCTCTCTCATGATTTCCTGCAGAGTCGGCCCAGTGTACTTTGGATGTACCAAAGGCAGTACCGGGTCATTGGTTGCATAGCCAAATCTGCAAAAATCGCAGTATTTCCTTGCCACAGACACGTTGCGCATCACAGCGCCACACTTTGCACAGCGCTTTGTAACTTTGCTATCACCCATGAAAATCACCCAGCCTTTGTTTCATCACTGATGTTCTGGCAATAATCTGTGTAGAAGGTCAAATCGAAAGTTGCCGAACCGTCGCTCTCGAAATTTACATTTGCTTCCGCCACAGCTTCATGCTGATAAACTTCGGTCAGGATTGCTCCAAACATCTCAATCACGCTGCTTTCGGCTACAGGAAATGCTTCTGCAATTTCCGCGCTCGTGAATATCCAGTTGCCGCTGGAGGTGTTCTTGGTACCTTCCTCGACCATCCATTTCACCATTGCCGGGACATAGTTTCTTGCGCTCATGCTGTTTTCTCCTTTGTTTATTCAAATATAAGGCTTGCACCTCTGGTGGGTCAGGCAGGATTTGAACCCGCGATCACGCAGTTATGAGCTGCCAGCTTTCAGCCAGACTAAGCTACTGACCCAAAATAAAAAGAGCCTCAGATTTCTCCGAAGCTCTCATGCATCTGTAAAGGAAACGGATTATTTCGCATTATCTTCAGGTTCACAGGGGCGAACGTCCAGATGTGTTCTTCCCTGAGCATCTGTAAAGTAATCAAACTCTTCCGGGTTATGGAAAAGCTTTTCGTACCTCTGAGTGAGTTCCTGTGACAGGTCGCCGAAATCATCCTTGGTCAGACCAACGATCAGGAAAGTTCCAACAACAATATCATAGGGAATCCCAATCTCATTACAAAGCACTCTGTTACAGTTACTGAAGGAATCTTCGGCCAGTTTTCCTTCCTCGTTGCAGATAAGCGCAACCGGATCGTCCCACGGGTAGACCGCCTGAATCGGACCGGCCACTTCTTTCTGAAGAGATTCGAGCGAGCCGTCGATTTCAATAACTTCAGGATACTTCTTGGGCTGGATTCTCAAGACTTTCATACGTTCAACCTCCCAAAATCAAAATATCAATCGAGCTGTTTCCTCTGAGAACGCCATTTGCGACGTGGGCACTCACCGACTGGATCATTCAACCGAGGACCGACCCCGGCACTCGATAAATACCATCAGACCATATGCTGCAAACGCTGCTCCATGATGTCCGGTGCTACGTACGCAATATTCACCAGATACTGCGGTACGCCGTAGAGTTTGGCGACATGGTTCTCGATGATGCAGCCATCATAAGCTTTCTGGTCATCGAAAATGCCGATGAAGCAATCCGCCTCGGACATTTTCTCAATGGATTTGCCCAGATACCACAGACGATCATTGGCATTTTCAGGAGGGGTGCCCTCAAAGTAAGTCGGGATGACCTCCAGTTCTTCGCCGAAAATAGCCTCGGCGATTTTATGCATCTGGTCCATAGTCGCATGGATCTGTTCTGCAGTGCGAGCGCGCATCGGACAGCTGATAAACAGTTTTTCCATAGTATCCTCCTTAGAACGGCACTTCAGGAGCAGGCTCTGCGTACTGAGCGTAGCGCTCCGCATACGGGTCAGCATCAGCATCCTGCTCAACATACATCACATCGGCGTACAGACTGTACTCGCCAGGGAAGTTTCTCTTCTCAACGAGATTTGCTTGCAGGCAGACGTTCTTGACACGGATGAAGTCCAGCTGGCTGAGGGTGTCCTCGTTGCAGAGCAGGCGCTTGCCAGCAGTTGTGACCCAATAGATGTGCGGCGGCCACTTGGAGTCCATCTTGATGTTGACCGGCACGTAGAGCGTTGGCACAAACGGCTCGTCGTAAGTGCGCTCAGGGTTCGGCTTGGTCTGCTTGACCTTTACACCCAGATCCAGCAGATGCTGCGCGAGCTCCTCGGTAGGAATTACCACGTTGACACGGCGCTGGTCAGAGCCAAAGCGGTCACGCTCCGGATCACCGGAAAAATTGGTCTGGAAGATAAAACGGGTATCGTCGATATTGACTTTCTGGCGCTTTGTGTACATAAATATCAGTCTCCTTTTTACTTGTTGATTTCAATTTCCAGAATTTTCAGGTCTGCAGTGAGGGCATTCATATTGAGAAGGAGCTCCGTATTGTCATTATTTGCGCAGGCTTAAGGAACTCATTCCAGTCCTCATTGGTCTTGGAAATTAACTTCTTCATAGATTCTCGATCGGGATTAGACTTAGGGGCAGCTTTCTTCTGCGTAGCAGTCTTCCCGGGATACTTCTTCCCGCTCTTCTCGACCCAATTCTGGATCTCCTTGTAATAGCTGCCCTTATTGCCACCGCAACGCTTTGCGATCGCCATGGCCAGCCCCTTCTCCGGATCGAAAACATCCTTCTCGCTGCACTTCACAACGGTCTTGGAACCATCCGACCAGTAAACGATCGTGGCCGGAGGAGCAAAGATAACATTCTTGATACTTGCTGCGGTCATATTGGTTTCCTCCTTCTTTTTGGTTGCCTCTTCCATCACACAGTCAGCCCAGTGTATGTAGCGCATAGAATCGAGCATCGACTCTTCCAGCTTCCGAATATGCCAGTCACCCTGACGGTCACGCAGAAGATCACCCGGATTGAACTGGAACGTTCTTCCATCTTCCAGCTCAAGATTCATTTGAGCAGAACCCAGTTTAGTGTAAAAGTTATTGACAAACCCGATACGATGGCCATAGGGGTCATACAAACTTCCATGGCACATAAAATATCACCTCACGTCAAAATTTCTTGCTGCTTCTTCCTGTGCATCGCTCCAGGGAAGATCCGGCGCTGTCCAGGGAGCAACACCGTCGTCGCCAACGAACCAGTTGAAGTCGCCGTACTTGGAGATTTCCTCAACTGCCTCATCGACTTCCCGGTTGAAATATCTTTTGTCGATATCCTCCTGCATCTGGAGCTGATAGACCGCCTCGCTTTCCAGCCAGCGGTAATCCTTTGCTCCGGTCACAGAAGCATATTTCCGTTCGCCGGTATCCGTCAGGCCCGCTTCCCGCAGCAGCAGAGCGCCGCCCTTTCCCGGCATGATCGGGCAGAACTGTCCCACGCGTCCCACAAAAATATAATTGTGTTCGCCTTCAGGCAGATCTTCGTTCTTGTCGAGATAGATAGCGCCCTTGGAAACGGTCTTTGTCTCGCAGAGGTCAGTGAACTCGATCTTCTCCTTGGAGAACAGGGTCTTGAACACATACGGGACTTGGAACTGTGTGCCCGTAGCCGTCCATTCGCCGCCTTCGTCCTTGCAGTCGCCCGGGATATAACCGTAAAGCGCCTCGCACTGGTCGGCAGCCATATACTTTGCAATATAAACGGCATTGTTCACCAGACACATCCGCTCATAGGTCGCCTCATGCTCGAACGTGTAGCCGTACTTCTTCGCAAAATCCATGCAGTACGCAATGATCTCCGGGGTCGCATCGGGGATCTTGATCGAATCCGTTTTTATGTGCGCCACCTTAAAGCCACGCTGCTGCACTTCATCCTGCAAAGTGCGCATAAATAAAGCCCCTCGAAGCGCCACAATGTTGTTGACGTTCTTGGGGTTGCGGAACGGGTTATCGAAGCTTGCACTGGTCAACCCGTAAACCGAATTGATGGCGATTTTCAACGCCTGCGCCAAAGCCTTTGCCTGCTGCGGATCATCGAGGTATTTTGCCAGTTTACCGCCAAAGAGTCCCTTTGCCTTCTCGTACTCGCCGTGTTTGACATAGATTCGCACATCCATCAGGTCGTTGAAATGCTTGGTGTACTCGCCAAAGTAGTTCATGGCAACAGCCGAATGCGGATGCAGCGACGCAACGTCCAACAAAGCTACATTCGTGTACATTCCTGGCTCAGCGTAGACATAACCGCCCATGCCCAGGTCTGTGCCCCGGAACATGTTGTGGTACTTGCCGTCTTCACCTTTGGCCCACTCGTAACCGGGGAAGGCATTGATGATGTTGCAGTCCGTCAAAATATCAGGCTCGACTTCCACGATTGCATCGGATTTCCCCGTGGCAAGGTCGGTGTAGACCAGCCTGGGGTGCTTTTCCTTGCCGAAAATAATGCGTGTTGTCAGCGAGTTTGTCGTGTCGTTCACCGTCATGCCGGCAAGGTCTGCCAAGATCTCACGTGCCACAAAGTCTGCCTGACGCTTTTTCGAGTAGAATAGGGTCTCGGTCGCGATCACGTCGTTGTCGCAATACTCGGCCACCTTGTCCCACAGGCTCTTCGGCACCGGCTGATCCCACGGAAGTCCCAGCTCCTGATGGTGGATGCCGAGCTCGATCTCAAACTTTTTCAAGCTCTGTTTTTTCGACGAGAAATCGTAAATATCAGTGTAGGACAGGTTGTACGCCTCACCAAAGAAACCTGTGTGCTCGTTGATGATCCGGTTGGACAACGCATAGATCTGCTCCACCGACATCCCGATCATGCGGGCCCAGAGGATATGGTTGTCGTACTTGCGGTTGTTGAAGCCGACCAACCGATACTTTGTCAGGCTCTCGATCTCGTCCGGTGCAGGATTCACCATGCGGTGTACAGGCCCCTGCTTGGCAAACTTCCAGTTCACGAGCAGCAGATTCGGGAACACCTCCACGTCGAAAAATATCAATGGCGTTCCCTCCCCCGCAGGGGCCTCCCGCTGAATATCATCCTTCGATTTGAAGTGCATCTTCGCCACGATCTTCAGACAGGTCTCCGCCTGATTGGTGCTGCTGGCAGCGAACCCCAAGATGGCATTCCGCATGTCATCCACATTATAAGGGACGTTGCCTTCATATGCCTCGTCCATAACATGGGCAATAAAGTCCACACTTGGCTTCGTATACGGGCTGATCTCCTTTGCCAGCGCTTTCTTGATGAGAATGCGCAGATGCTTCTCATTCTGGATCTGCTTTACATCGACCATTGCTTTTTCTCCCTTCAACGGCAAGCCACTGCTGATGTTTGCGATGGAAATATCATTGCACTTCGACAATTTTCTTCGCAGAGAAGATTTTCCCGTGAACACCTTGATTTCGATGTTTTCATCGTAGATCCTGCTTAGCTTAGCCGGATCACCGGTGTAAATATAATGCAGGTGGATGCCCGCACCAGATTTACTAAGCTCAGCATAGGTCTTTGGCCATTTGGAAGCAGCTTCAAGGTTGCGCTCAAAGCTCTTACTCCCATCCGGGCCGGGAATATCAAAGTCGATGACAATGTGATTCTCCGGAACTTTTACATAATGCAGCTTTTTTGTATCGATCCCGGTCAATCTGGTTTTGACATTCTCCCACTTCTGCATGGGAGTGCCATTTTCGTTCGCATATTGTGCCAGGCAGTCCTTGCAAATGTCATTAAAGAGAGAATGCTGCTCCTTCAATTCGATCCAGGAGGAGGCAGGGGGGTCATTTCCCGCATCATCCCCGGGGGGAGGGTCCTCCAGAAATTCTTTGAATTTTTCGTACTTGAAGCCGCTGTAGTAGCTGCGCACCCGTTCGCCGTTCATATCCTCGGCACGTTCTTTGTAATCCGAGAAATAGTTCATCAATTCTTCACGGAACGCTCGCCTGGAGTAAGGATACGAAACCTTTGCCTCCTGATTGTAGGTGTCGTACATTGCCCAGGCACGTTTCAGCGATACGCCATCTTCTTTTTTGAAGATGTAGTAGGAGTCCAGCATGAAGTTGTAGAAGTCGTTGGATGCACCAAGCATTCGTGTCGGAACATAATCGTCGTAACGATGCTTGTTTTTCTCGTAAACGTCTTTGCAATACCATGCAATAGCACCCAATTCAAAGTCAACCTTGCCTACGAGGTCGCGGTATTTCTTTGCCGGTATTTTTTCGCCGCTCGGCTCCACATCGATCAGTCGCCGAATCAGACCCGATTTTGCATCCGTGATCTTTACGGGCTTGTTTGTACCGAGAAACATGAAGCACTTGAACTGGCTTGCGTAGGCACTGCGGAACTTCTCGTTCACCATCATGGTTTCATGGGAAACCAGCGAGTTTAATCGGGTATTGTCCTCGATACGCGATAAATCGCCGTCATGCTGAATTGCGATCAGCGGGTTCGATTTGAACGCTTCCAGTGCAAACGCATTGGATGATGAGCCAAGTGCCTTCGAGTCAAACACGGCCCAATATCCATCAAACATTTTCTGGATGATGTTCAGAATGGTCGATTTGCCGCTTCCGGGCGGACCATACAGAACAAGGAACTTCTGGATCTTTTTGGAATCCCCGTTTACAATGGAACCAATGGCCCATTCGATCTTTTCACGTTCCTCCGGCGTATACAGCGTGGTCATCAGCTCGTCGTAGGCGGCAATGCTCCCCTGTTCCAGCGGGTACGGCAGTCGTTTGGATGCATAACTGTCTTTTTTGACAGAGGTGTTTGCAAATATCAATGTCTCATCGAGGGTATGATAGTTGTCCCGCATCTGGCGCTGACAATATTTGTGCCAAATATCAATCATGCCAGACTGTGCATCCCACATATGTAAGACTCGAACATTATCGCCCAGAAACTGCTTATGCTCGTTTGCATAAATATCAAGTTCACGGTCAATGAGCTGCAACGCATCCTGCTCTTCGGTACTCCACAAGCTGCGTTCTTCCAGCCAGATCGCATAGAAATCAGAACCCCGGATCATCAGGTCTTTCGACTTGGTGATGATAAAGTTCGGGTACACTTCGATCACCCCGTGTTTTCCGGTTCGCGTGGCGATCCTCAGGAAATCAATCATCGGCAACTGACTTCCTCCTTTCTATGCATTTTATTCCGGATTTTTGGTAATGGTTGCCTTCCCATCGCAGCAGATATCTTTTTCGGCTTCCGTCCAGAACTGTTTGGCGTTCTTGCGGTTCACATCGTCCAACACCTGCTGCGTATGAGCAAGTTCCGCGTGGAGCTGCCGGGCGTCTTCCTCAGCCTCTTTGCGCTTCTTATCGTTCTCGCTCAGCATCCTGCAGGCCGTAACGGTGAGCCATGTCAGCCCTGCAATCATCAGACTCTGGCGCAGGCACCGACGGTTCAGACGCCGGTTCTGCTTCTGCAGAGTTTCGATGGTACGGTCAGCAATGGCCAGCGAAGTTTTGGTGTTGATCAATTCATACATAATATTCGTCATATCCATGTTGATTTTCCTTTCAAAATTCGTTTTCCTGCAGGTAGTGCATCAGCTGATACCAAATATCAAGCCGACGCATATCTTCGGTCGGACGGTTCACTGTAAAGAGACCGCCGGCACCATTGTATTCATAGTCTCTGCGCTCAAACCTGTCCAGAATATAATCTGCCCGGTCTTCGTGAAACCGGCCGTCGTCCATGGCAGCAAGCCCGAGACTGACAACCATGTTCCAGAACCACTGCCCGACACGGTTTCCCGCACTGGAATCCTCCATAATATGTTCTTCGATGCGCACCGCAAGGGCCACCATCATTTCCAGCATACTGCACGGAACACCGTGGAACTCCGCATCGATCTTGCCATACGGAATATCACATTCGCGGGCAAAACGGTAACGCAGATTCACACCATCTTCTGCTCTGCACTGGTCCATTTCGCAGGCCCAAACATAGGTGCGGTTATGTAAGTACATGAGCAGCCGATGGAACGAGAGATTTCTCGGCTCCCATTCGCCGCACACGATTTTGTGGAGCCAGTCATAATACTGTTCTCCAAGATCCGAAAATATCATTCTTCCTCCTTTTCCGGATAGAGGTCGCCCCAGTTCTGACGAACCTGAATGATCTCATAGTCCTTATGATAGTTGTTGTTTCGCACATGAATGGTGCTGGGCATGAACTCACCAAAGTGGTTCAGCGCCTCTGTTCCGATGATGTTCGGAATATCATCGTCGTTCACAGGCATTGTCTCCTCGTCGAATACCAGCTTGCCATCGGCATAATAGGTCAGCCCGCGAGTCTCATAGTCGTCGATGTCACCAAACTCGTCCGGCTGGATGATCTCGATGGGGTCGTGGGGCGCAATATCTTCCGGGTCGGACTCGGTGCGGTACTTTCCCGTAAGCTGCTCCATGCTCTTCTGCTGGGCCTTTTCTTCGATCATGGCATCCAGATCAGCTTCCTTCTTGCGGTAGTGGTCGCGCACATCATCAATTTGTGCATCGGCGTACTCCTGGTACTTCGTACGGAAGACCGTGTGCATAACGTACGCACCTGCGGCAAAACCTGCGCCAAACAGCAAAACATCACGAATTGTCCGATTCATTGTCTTCTCCTTTAATCGTCATCATGGTAAACGCCAGACCGCCAAAGAAAAGGGAGACACTCATCAGAATGCCTCCCACCATGTGGCGCTTGCGCTTGGTATCGGTCAGATAGTCCAGAAACAGGAATGCATTTTCCAAACTGTCCATCGTACACCTCACTCCGAAAGAACTGCCAGACCAGAGACGAAGCACACTCCGGCCATGGCAGCAAACAGATAAGAAAGCGTCTTAATGTATCTGGTCATAGCAAGTCCCTCCAAAATATCAGTCTCAGATTTTGTCGATGATCACGCCGTCGCAGTTGAACCGCAGCAGGACAGAGCGCTCGAACCCGTCGATGAAATTGTTCAGCGCATCGTTGTTCTCAACGTAGTTGGTTACACCAAAGTCCACACGATTTTCCTTCATAGGATCATCCTGGCTCAAGATCCAGCCGACGACCTGGCCTTCGGGGGTGTGGTGCATACCGTTGCCATAGGGGTCCAAAATATCAATGACATCGTTAAGGAACAGATGGCCTTGGCGGTGGAGTTTCCGGTTTGCAGCAGCCTGCGCCTGGATCAGATGGGACATGTTCAGCTGTGCATCCTTATCCCAGGAGCTCACAGTCTCGTCGTAGATCAGCGTATAGGGGCTGGTGTGTGCCATTGCCACATCCGTATACTCTTTGACAGTCTCCTCTACACCCTGCTCATTTTTCCGGGTGGTCTCAACCTCAACGGCCTTGATGTTGTGCTCAAGCTCCTGCTGTACGCGGTCGCCAAAGCGGTCGGTCACACGGCCCTTATACTCGTTGAAGGCCTTATCCAGAGCGATGTAGGCGGCAGTCAGGCTGGCGTTACGCTTGGTCATGATGTGGTGCGAGCCGAACATACAGCCGAGTGCAACCGTGCCCATGGTTACTGCAGGTGCATAGATTTTCGCCAGCTTCAGACCGGTCTGCACATAGGCCGTGGTCAGGTCCTTCTTGTAATCGTTCTCGGTGTAGGCAGCGCCTTCCTTCAGGATCATTTCACCGCTATCGACCTTTTCCTTGGTCTCATGGATGGCTTTCACCATCTCGTTATGATTCTCCAGAATATCCTGAGCCTTCACAGTCGCCTTGCAGGCAGAGACGGTCGCTGCTACGCCCACAATAGCAGCACCAAAGATCATGATGGTAGGGCTTGCTTTCTTCAGCTTATAGCCATACTTCGAGGCAGTCCGGGTCACAGTTGCCATGAACTCGTCGGTTTTCACGTTTTTCAGAAACTTCATAAAATATCAGTCCTTTCTATCAGCGCAGCGGTACAGTGTGCGGCAGAACCAGTCGGAATCCGCCGGGGATGCCTTTGATGAATGCATCGTCGAGGTTGTACCAGCCATAATTGTAGTCGGTCGAATCGTTTGTCACGCCCATCAGGTCCCACAGGTCGCCCACCGAAACCTGCCGGTAGCGGTACAGTGCGTCCCTGAGACCCGCCAGAGTGTCTTCAGCGTCACCCCGACTCTCGAAATCCAGATTCTGCAAGCTTCTGCGCACGGGCGGCGGGTTCGGGCGATTGTTCTGGCTGCCCTGATAATAGCCATCGTAGCTGTTGCGCTGCCCACGGTTGTTTCCGTAGTAATTGTTCGAGCCGCCGCGGCTGCGGTCTTCACCCCAGAGTGCAATGCTGAACGCCGAGTTCAGAATGCTCCATGCACCGTTCTTGAGCATCGGCAGCAGATAATCGGTCAGAATACGGTCTTTCACCGTTTTCAGATCTTCGGCCAGAAACTGTGATGCGATCTTCTGCATATCGCTTTGCTCTTTCACCGCCACCTTACCCTTGACGACCTTCTCAAGCTTCTTTTTCGGCTCGGTCGGCGTCTGGCCAATGCTGGACTTCGGCATATCTACTTGTGCCATGTCTTTCCCCTTTCAAAAGCAAAAAAAGTAAGAGCTGCAGATTTCTCCACAGCTCTCGCCTTACCAAACATTACTCTTCTTCCGTAGTTTCCTCGTCAGAAGGAACTTCTTTCGACTCAATGTCGATGACTTCGTTTTTCTTCATCTTCTTGTTGGCAATCGACTCCTTGATGTGATTGAAGCCCTTCTTCACCAGCGGAATACCAAACTTGACAGCAGCGGCTCCGACAAGCACCGCACCAGCACCAACCTTGACAATAGTGCCAAAGCTAATGCCAGCGCTGCTCTCGCAGTCGTTGTTGTAAGCAGGATTCTCTGCCTCAGCAGGAACAACACTCTCAACAGGAGCGACCTCCATAGAAGTCTCGTTCTCCATAGTCACATTATTCATTTCGTCCATTTTTGTTACCTCTTTCTTAAATATAAAGTTTTGTAATGTTGGAGTTTTACCTCCATAAAGCAAGGTGAATTTTTCGCGTCTGTTCCGGGCATTGAAAAAAAATCAATAGCCCAGCCACTTGGGCGGTGTACGGTAGTCCAGTACAAGGCACGGCATACCGTTTTCATCAAGTTTGGAAGCATAGAACGTTTCCACTTCCATGGTCGTGTCGGTATCCCACCCAAGCAGATCGCCGTTTCGGTTATGTTCCATCCCCAGATAGTCAAACAGGTCGTTTTCGGTCATGCGGAAATCGCTGAGCAGCTGTTTGTTGACCCCGTTGATAGCCCGTTCAATGGCATTCCGTGTGGTCCAAAAGTAGTTCCCGCTCAGGCTTTCCCAGCATTTTACCCGCTGGTCATAGTAAATATCATCCATTTCGACCCCTTTTGCATTCGGGATCACTGCCGGCTCCGGACTCTTTGCCATCTTATCCAGAGCAACAGCCTCACGGATCTCCTGTTCCTTCTCTGCGCCAATGGTCTCAACAACTTTATTCTGGTAGGTGCGCAGAGCCGTTTCCGAGAGCGTGCACGCTGCAGCCAGCGCGGCATTCTGCTGGCTCTTCACCTTCAGCGCACCGATCGTGCACGCGGTCGAAAGGCCCATGCTCACGATCGTCGGAATGTATACCGGGCCAGCCGTTTTGACAATGGTCTTCGCATCCAGCTTTTCGACACCGAGTTCTGCCTTCTTTTCCTCCAGCAGGATCATCGCCTTCGGAGTTGCCTCGATGGCGAAACCTACAGCCATGACGCCTGCGCCGATAGCAAAACCGGCCAGGATCTTGGATGCATTGCGATTCAGCATCTGCCGACTCGCTTTTGCAAATGATTTCAGGTTCATTTTTCATACCTCCGTAAAATATAAAAAAGAAAGAGCCTACGATTTCTCGTAAGCCCTCGCTTTCGTCAGATGTGTCCAGTTCGTTTCAAATTCTCGAAGCGAATCGTTTCCTCACGGTCACATTCACGCTCGATCTGGATACAGTACCAGATGTATTCCACCAGTCTGATCGGCTGCATCAACACGTATCGTACTGTAGCATACAGCACACGTACCATGTTGATGGCCAGATCTGCCAGCAGATTTACCATCAGGCTGTCCATTTGTTCGTAAAAATTGTAATCGTACATAAATATCATTCTCCTTTACTTTGTTCAAATTGGATTTCTCTTCCATAAAGGAGCCTGTATTTTTCGCGTTTACTGGTTCTTTTCCGCCAGCTGCCGCCGTACTTCTTCCTGCACCATATCCTGCAGGTCTTCCTCGGTCTTTTTATCCTCGATCAGGTCATGTCCAAAGCTCAGCACTGCGCTTGCAGCCATCAGCGCCACAGATGCAACTTTCCACCAGTCGATCTTATGCATGATAAGTGTCCTCCTCATAATTCAGGTAATTTTTAACCGGATCAAGTGCAGGTGCCAGGTAATAGCACTCCAGTCCATCATCCGTGATTTGTTTATCGTATTCAAAGTCCATCCAGTAGGCATCACAGTCATATATGAGTTGGTCCAGACACCATCCCATTTCGTCGCCTTCTGGTGTAACGGTAAGTTCATCAGCGCAGAGATAGTTGCACCATTCGTTCACAGAAATACAACCGTTCGTGGCCAGTTCCCGGTTGAAATAGTACGATGCCTCAATGACACGGGACATGGTGGCATGAAAATATCTTTTCGACGCAGGCTCGTAGAACAGCCGGATGACATCACCATCTTTATCCCGCTGAACATCCTCACCTTTTGTCTTTTCAGCAACTTCCATGCGAAGCTTTTTTTCCTCTTCAGCACCGATGCGCTCCGCCACCTCCCTGCGGTACTCCTGATAGGTTTTTCCCAGTGCCATGTAGGCAGCGGTCATACTGGCCAGCTGTTTCTTGTTCAGCGCATTGGACCCCAGAATGCACGCCACAGTTCCAGCGCCAACCACAGCCGCTGGAATATAAAACTTCCAGCAGTCCTTGACGATTTCTTTTTTCGCCATAGGTTCGTCCTTGTTCATGGTAACGAACGTGGTAGCCTTCACAGTCGCCTTCCCCGTCTCCCACATGGTCAGACCGACACCAATTGAGGCTCCGATGGCAAGGATCGTCCCGCCATGTTTGCGCAGAAACTTTGCGCATGTTTTCGTCAGTTTCATTGCTAAACCTCCATTTTGAAAAATAAAAGAGCCTACGATTTCTCGTAAGCCCTCGCTTTCGATTAGCGCTTCAGATGCCTTTCGGCCTGATCTGTTTTCAGGAATTCATACAGCTTCAGCTCCCAGTTTGCTCGGCCTGCTTTCATCGCATTGTCGAGTGCATCTGCCGCTGAATCATCATTGCGCATCATAAGCTTTCTCCACATGATTGCAACGGTTTCAACGCAGAACAACTCGGTAATGCCAAGAAACGCCACTGCGCCCAAAGCAACCTTCACCAGTTTCTTCATAGTTCATACCTCCAAAATATAAATCTGAGACTAATCATCTCATAAAGCACACTGAAAATTTCGCGTCACAGCACTCCAGCTTTTTTCAGAATATCATTCAGCTGAGCCTTCGTTACCTCCGCATCCAGCTCCAGATGTACCCGCAGCTTCTGCTCCTTGTCCACCCAGTTCACCTGAGCTTCTTTCAGCTCCACTTCTACACCGGGTGCCTGCTTCTTCAAAGCCTTGTTGATGATCTGTGAAATGATACGGCGCATAAAACTTGACCGGATCAGCATAATGTCCTCCATAGCGTTCGACCTCCGAAATATCATTTTCAAAAAAGATAAGAGGGCGTGATCTTTCAGATTTGATTATCCATATCTCTGAATGAATTGTATTTATCAAGCCTCTCTGCCTTGTCCTTATAAGCGATCCACTTCTCGTAAGCAGCGATTGCCCCGATGACTGCTGCATACAGTCCCAGAACAATACCGCTCCACTTAAAGCTGTCGCCCCAAGTAATAGTTTTCATCATAGTAATTTCTCCTTTCGATAAAGCCCTCTTACCTCCATAAAGCAAGCTGATTTTTTCGCGCCATGCCAAAAAGAAAGAGCCGCAGATCTCTCCACGGCTCAATTCCGGAACAAAGACAAGTTCAGTTCGTACCTTGTTTTGTCATTTCTTGCTAAGAATCGATCGCACAATCAATGCAAACAACAGCACTGCAAGACCCACTCCAAGTCCGAATGCCATTGTCACAATCATGTTGCCAATCGTAATCGAATAGTTCCAAAATTTGTTTTCTCGCATAGTATTCTCCTTTGTTCATGGTCTTTGCTCCATAAAGCAAGGAGATTTTTTCGCGTTTGGACAAAATAAAAAGAGCCTACGATTTCTCGTAAGCTCCCCCATTCACATATCAAGCTGTTTTCTTCACAGAAACGCTGTTCTCATACAGTTCATGCGGCGCAATGTCTTGTCCTTCCGGCCATTCAATCCCAATTCCATCGGGTAAAAGCCGAACGGAATTAAAATATTTCTCATCCTTCAGCTGCCCATACCACGAACCGTTTGCATATGGCACGACATCGAACACTTTTACCTCATGGGTTTCATAGTACAAGCGGAGTTTCAAATCCGGCATCGGTTCAACTTTAACTAGTCTCGGCTGCAGCATCAAATATCACTCCTTACTTCAGCGGGTCAATACGGAAAAACTGTTCACCGTTGCTCAACAGCTTCCAGTTTGCTTCCAGATCATCATGATGAATAACGACCCACGCTTCCAGAAGCTTCAATTTATTTTTCGGGAAGCTTCCTTCCAGAATCGTTCCATCCAAGGCCATCACGATTTCTTCTCCAGAATACTCAGCGTGAATGTGCGGCATATTATGCTTGCCACCCTGCTCACGGTACATTCTGACGATAATACCATAGAAAATGCTCAATACCGGCATTTTTGTCACCTCTGTCATCAATTTGATTTTATCATATGTAAGTTATTTTTTCAAGCTTTCATGCTCTTCATTGCCGCTTCAAATTCTTCCACGCTCATGTCAACGCGCGGCGCAGCATCCTCTACCTTCAGGAGTCCATCGCGGACAAGCCCAGCCAGAATATCAATCTCGACTTTGTGCTTGGCGACTTTCTCCTGCGCTTTCTTTTGTTCACGCTCGACACGATCACGCTCCACCGGGCATTTTTTCATGCATTCGGGATAGCTCGGTTCGCCGCAGGAATTGCACATCATGCAGTGCCGTCCCAAATCCGGAATATCTTCTTCAAACTCTTTGATATAGGTCGTCCACTTGCCGTTTTTCTTCACGGGAACAATCATGTGCGATGTCACTCTCACGCTCTTCGCCTCCCTTTGTTTCATTATAGCATGGCCCGGACAAAAGCAAAAGACCATGTTTCAGATCTTTTGCCCTCCAGAGTAAGATTTAGGAAATCAACGTCTGGTAGCGGTCATTCAACTTCGCCATCTTGTCTTCGTCAGCCATAACCTTGACGTGGAACTCCATTCGGTTCTTAGCGTTTATCACACTTTCAACAACCAAACCTTTGTATCCTTCGTCGTACAGCATTCTCAGGCAAATACCGAGCTGTCTGTCGCTCTTTGCCAGAAGGTATTCCATAACTCTCACCTCCTTCATAATAGAGCAAGTTTTTCTCGCGTCTACGAAAAACAAGAGCCGCAGATTTCTCCACGGCTCCTGCCTGTGAGTTACTCTTTAAGCAATTTGTCTTCGGTTTCCGTATAAGCTTTGCATATCGTACTACGTCCCTCCGTATCATTATCGCGCACCGAAATCCACATAGTTCCGTGCATGTAGGTAGCATAACTTATCGCAGTAAGCACCAAACCCACTGCAGTAAAAATCACGCCAGCCGCACCCGCACAATCCATGCGATCAATTTTCGCTTTGTCTGACATTCCAAGTGACGTACCATTAGCATTAGCTTTGATTTTCATAGTTCATACCTCCAAAATATAAATGTTAAGACGTAACTCGTCTCATAAAGCACCCTGTAAAATTCGCGTCCTAAATCGTGCTTCTGTCAAACACGGTCTCCCAGCGCTCTTTTTTCAGGGGCTTCATCCGCAGCGCCCACATAATCTGCCGCACGGTCACGGTAGGATATTCTCCGTTTTGATTTTTTCGTTTGGCATGGCTGTCAAAATATTCCTTGAACCCGTCATGCAGGTAAATTTTATCGGTCAGCCATGGGTCTATGGCGCTCCAGTAGGTCGCTTTGCTTTTCTCGTTGTAGCGCTGCTGGATCACGCACAGGCCCTTGCTGCGCTCTTTATACAAGGTGCATACCCGGTACACAGGATGGTTGCAGCGGTAGACGCTTCCGTAGTAGTTCGTCCACTCCTGCGGCTGAGCGTTATCATGATATCGCATAAAAAATAAAGAGAGTCCGCAGCTTTCGCCACAAACCCTCCTCGGTTCCTCCTTTTAATCTTTTTCCGTAAAGCCTCTCTTCAGCTCATGTACTCCCTCGCTGATTGCTCTCGACAGCTGGGTTACACCGCCTGCCTCGCAGATCGACCAGTACACAGTCATGCCAATCGTGCCTGCAAACGTCAGCGCCTTCATGCCGATTTTTGCCCAGTCAAGTTTGCGCGCCTTCTCCGCTTTCTCCTGATCGAGTTCCAGTTCGTGCACTTTCCGCACGGCCTCGTCCTCTTTCAGCTGTTTTTCGTTTTCCTGCGCTTCATCCTTGAGCTGCATATCGTACAGCTTCAATGCCATGTTTGCAGCCGTATTGTACTCTTCCGTACCCGGCTTCAGATCCTTAAGACTTTCCAGCGATTTCTTCGCCGCGTCTTTCAGCAATTCTTTGTTTTCGTAGTTTTCCATTTTGAAATATCTCCTTTACAAAATATCATTCTGGAGTCTCCTCCATAGAACACCACGTTATTTTCGCGTCCGGATCATTTTGATGTTCAGCATCACCCGCTCTTTCCC